CAGCAATCACGATTGAAGCACTCAATATTGAGGTAGAAAATCGTACTGATCTCAATGAGACAGAAGTTAAAGAGATACGAGAAATAAATTCTTCTCTAAATAATGCTCCTGTGGAAAGACAATGGTTACTTGATACCACTGAAAAGTGGTGTCGTGATCGTGCTATTTACTTAGCATTGATGGAGTCAATTCATATTGCTGACGGAAATAACGAAAAGAAAAATCGTGATGCGATTCCAAGTATTCTTTCAGATGCCTTAGCGGTATCATTTGACAATAATGTCGGACATGATTATCTTCAAAACTACGAGGAGCGATATGAGTTTTATCACCGCAAGGAAGATAAGATCGAGTTTGATCTGGAATATTTCAACAAAATCACAAAGGGTGGTCTCCCTAGTAAGACTCTCAATATTGCTCTCGCTGGAACCGGTGTTGGAAAATCACTATTCATGTGTCATGTGGCTAGTTCCGTCTTACTGCAAGGCAGGTCCGTTCTCTATATCACTCTTGAAATGGCAGAAGAGCGAATTGCAGAAAGGATTGATGCAAACCTTCTTAATGTACCGATTCAGCAATTGGTTGATTTACCACGTCAAATGTTTGAAAACAAAGTAAATAGTATTGCGAAGAAGACACAAGGATCTTTGGTAATCAAAGAATATCCAACTGCTTCTGCTCATGCTGGACATTTTAAGGCACTTCTCAATGAACTTGCTCTCAAAAAGTCATTTAGACCTGATATTATTTTCATTGATTACCTTAATATATGTGCTTCCAGTAGGTATAAGTCAAACCTTTCTGTCAATTCATATTCATATATCAAAGCGATTGCTGAAGAACTTAGGGGACTCGCCGTTGAGTTTAACGTCCCGATTGTCTCCGCTACTCAGACCACTCGTTCAGGTTTTGGTTCTTCTGATGTTGAACTTACTGATACTTCTGAGTCCTTTGGTCTTCCTGCTACTGCTGATCTTATGTTTGCCCTTATTAGTACTGAAGAGTTGGAGCAGTTGGGACAGATCATGGTGAAACAACTCAAAAATAGATACAATGATCCCACTATTTACAAGCGTTTTATTGTGGGTATTGATCGTGCTAAAATGAGATTGTATGATTGTGAGCAGTCAGCACAAAAAGATATACTTGACTCTGGAAACGAAGACGAGTATAATGATAACGAAGACAAGAAACCCAAAAAGTCGTTTGAAGGATTTAAATTTTAATGGAAACTGCTAAACACGTTAATTTTAACAAGTATGCTGAGTTTGTCGATGCCGTAACTTCTGATGCATCGAAAGACTTTCTTGCTCTCTCCGATCGTCTGGTTCAACTAGATGAAAAGGGCGCTAATATTGAGCGCCTCCTGACCGCTGGTGTTGGCATCAATGCTGAGGGTGGTGAGTTTCTTGAAATTATCAAGAAAATGATTTTTCAAGGGAAACCATATAACGAGGATAATCGTGAGCATCTGATTATCGAACTGGGTGATATTATGTGGTATGTTGCTCAAGCATGTATTGCACTTGATGTAACTCTTGATGATGTTGTTGCACGAAATGTTCAAAAACTTCTGAAGCGTTATCCTGAGGGTGCTTTTGATGTTTATTTTTCCGAAAATCGTGCTGCTGACGATCGATGAAGAAAGTCACTCTTAAAATGGATTTTGGAACTGCCAACGCTGTAAGAGAAGCAGTTTACCAAGCGCAAAATGGATATAGTAAAGAATATCCACCGATCCGGATTGTAAATCTTAGAGAAGTTTTACAAACCCTTGATGATCAAATAGAGGACATTGATATCATTGAATAAATATTTGACCCTTCGGGGTTTTATTGGGGTGTTCGTATAACGGTTATTACTCTGGATTTGCATTCCAGCAATAAGGATTCAATTTCCTTACACTCCACTATAAATAGAGAGTAGTAGAGTTGCTATTCTAAAATGGGTAAAAAAGTTTATGACTGGTCCATAATATCTGAGGATTATAATTCTGGATTAGGATATAGAGATTTGTATAAAAAGTATGGTATTAGTGCCGGTGCGATTGCAAAGGCTAAGAAAAGAGGGGATATAAAATCAAGAACTATAAGCGAAGGTCTTAAAGTTCGTTATGCAAATAATCCAAGAGAGTTGAGTGATTTTGGAACTCATAGAATATGTAAGTGTTGTAATCAAACAAAGAAAATTGAAGAGTTTAGAGTTGCAAATAAAGGAAGGCAAAATTATTATAGATGGATGTGTTTTTCCTGTGAGAGAGTTGTATTAGATAAAAGAAGAGATGATTACAAAGAAGAATATCTAAATTACAAGAAAACTTTGTCTTGTAACAGATGTGGAAATGATGATTATAGAGTTCTTCAATTTCATCATAAAGATTTAAATAAAGAGTTTGATATTTCAACAAAAGTTGGACAAAGAAAACTCTCTTCTCTTATGAGAGAAATTAATAAATGTGAAGTTCTTTGTGCAAATTGTCATTTCATAGAACACTATGAACAAAAAGGTAAAATGTGATATAATATTGTTATGCCCAAGTGGTGTAATGGTAGCCACGTATGCCTTAGGAGCATATATCGTAAGATGTGGAGGTTCGAGTCCTCTCTTGGGCACTAAATATTTCAAAAAATGGCAAGTTCTGGTATATTAAACTTCCAGAGAAACTGGCAAGGAAGTGACCACCAAACTACTGTAAAAAAAACTGTTAGCGTTTTTATTAAAAACAATAATGATAATTTTGAATCGGCAGGAGCATTGTCACCAGGAACAGAAGTCACTTATATTGATTCATTAACTCAGGATCATTTGAGAGCAGCATTTAGAACTGCTGATGGAACTGTTTATTATGGCAATGTAGATTATTTTGTTAAACCAAAATCTTCACAAGCGCAAGCTACTCAATTGAGTCCATCTAGTTTAGGATTAGAAAATAGAACATTTTTTTCAAGTGTTGCTTATTATAATAGTATAATTTCTGCATTGAATTCTAGGAGCGATATTCCAGGAGAATTATTTGATTACCTTTTTGAACTGTTAGATTATGTTGATAATGGTGCTGGTAATTATACTGGAATAAAAATGGATTCATTTCCTTGGGGGCAAATACAAAATTACTATGCAGAAGTCATTGGACCGATTGCCTGCATTAAAAGAGGAATATTGAATAATATTATTAATACCGCAGGAATAGGTAATGCCACAATTTATATGCCACCAGATAGTGAAAGACTATATGACTATAAGTTAATTGTTGGTAATGATGAATATTTAATATCTGCAAAATCTGCAAAGGGCGTATCTAACCAAGTTAAACCACAGTTTGTAACCGCTGCTGCAAATGCAAGTGGAAAACTGGGATCATTGGCAACTACAAAGGAATATCAACTTTTGAATGTTCTTGGATCGGAAACTGTTATCTCGGGCGCATTAAATGGATGGAGTTTAATTCATCCAGATGAAATGTCTTCTCAGGCTGCTCAATCAATAATCTCAGTTTACAAAGGTGCAAATCATAGTGCCAAGATTCCCGATGAGGGTCTGTTAAAACCATTTACTGATAAGTATTTTCCTTCCAGAAAAAATCTTACTGTCGGTGAGGTTAGGTATAAATGTGAACAATTGATAGAAGGGTGGTCAAAGAATGGACCACAAAATGGAGTGTTGAAACAAATATTTGAAATTTATTTAAACCAATCTAGAGTGATCTATGTTAAACTGGACTTAAATAAAAGATCAGGAACTCCAACATTTAGTGCATCTGCTGGTGGTGGAGCAACATTATTAAGAAATCTGTATTTGAGAAGTTCGAACTATGCGACAAGAACCGCTGATAGAATTGGTTTCCAGGTAAGTTAAATGAATAATCAACTCAAACCACTAATTAAAAATTTTAAAGGTAAAGACTTTAAAGACTTTGCCGTTTATGTTTATACCATAATGCAGAAAGAAATTGATTCAAGGAAGAAAAAACAGGACAAGGATAAATATATAAAGATTAGACAAAGTATTTTAAAATACATTATTGCAAACGAACGAGCAATATCAGTTGAACTTAATAAAAAAAGTAAGTAATGAAAAATTTTTTCCAGTTTTTAATCGAAACAACTGCCACCCAACAAGCAGCAAGACTTGGGTTGCAGGGTGATGGTCATGGTGGTTGGTATAAAGATGGTGAGTTTGTTGCAAAGACCGAAAAAGGTAGATTAAAATTTTATAATAAGCGTCAAGTAGTTGGTAAAGATTCTGATCAAACAGAGACTGAAAAAAATATTTCAGATCCAAATTTTACAGATCCTGCATTGCAGCAACAAGCACCTATTCCACAACCAGTTGCTCAGGAAGCACCTCCTGTTAATTTTCTACCAGTTGAAAAAACGAAAGGAACTCTAACGATAGCATTTGGTCGTTTTAATCCTCCACATTTGGGACATCTTCAATTAATGGATACTGCTGCTGCATCAGCAGAGCAAGAAGGTAGTGATTACATGATTGTTCCATCTCGCAGTCAGGATAAGAAAAAAAATCCACTTGATGCCGATACAAAAGTATCGCTTATGAGATCCATGTTTCCACAACATAGTGAAAAGATTATGAATGATGCAAGTACTAGAACTATTTTTGATGTTCTAAAAAAGGCGCACAATGATGGATATACAAATGTAAGAATTGTTGGCGGTGCTGATAGAGTAAAGGAGTTTGATAAACTTGCCAATAATTATAACGGTAATCTTTATGCATTTGATAATATTGAAGTAGTTTCAGCAGGTGATCGTGATCCTGACTCTGATGGTGTGGAGGGTCTCTCCGCATCACGAATGAGACTTGCTGCCGCCGAGGGAGACTTTAAAACTTTCCGTTTGGGAATGCCACCAGAAATGAGGCCGAAAGATGCAAGAGCAGTTTTTGATACCGTTCGTCAGGCAATGGGCATTCAGGATCAAGTTGTAGAAGTTTGGGAAATTGCTCCTAAGTTTGATCAGAGAACTCTCCGTGAAAATTATTTGAGTGAGGCAATCTTTAAAATTGGTCAGTTGGTGGAAAACCTTAATACTGGTTTAATTGGAAGAATTATCCGTAGAGGAACTAACTATTTGATTTGTGTTACAGAAGATCGCATCATGTTCAAGTCTTGGATCAAAGATGTGATGGAATATACAGAGGTTAAAATGGATAGAATGTATAGAACTCCAGGAAAACCAAATACACTTGTTGGTACAAAAGGGTATTTGAGGTATGCCGCAAAGCAATCTTCTGGTTCTGGATTGGGAAAAGAAAATATTCAATCTGGTGGTAAGACATTTTTTGATTTCATAAATAAGTATAGAAAAAGTAAGTAATCAATCTTCTCCAATGAGTAACAATATTTTTGAAGAACTTCCATCTAGAAAAGGTGGTGAAGCAAAACCTGGAGCTGATGCTGCTGCTGGCATCGAAAAAAAAGCAAGACAACTTGTTTATGATTCTCGTTATGAAGTTAAAAAAATGTTGGCAGGTAAAAGAGCAGATCCTGCAACTCAAGAAAGAATGGTTCTACAAAGAATTGCAAAGTCAACATCAATTCCTGCTGTAAAGGCAAGAGCAAGGCAAATGGTGTCTAAGAAAGCTGCTGTTGCAGAAGACTTTGTTCCTATGATGGAAGATGCTGCTGCAATTAATGTTGCAAAAGCAATGTTTAAAGTTTTTGTTGAGGGTGTTGATGAAGTAATTCCAGATTACTTAGAGGAACTTCATGGATTAGACGACAAGAAATATAAGATCAGAGTTACAGATCCTAAGACTGGAAACTCTTATGTAAGATATGGAACTCGTGAAAAGATCACTCAACTTAGAGCAAAAGGTCTTAAAGTTGAAATGACCGAACACGGTGAACCAAGAGAAGGAGAAAGAAAGAGAGGAGAAGAAACTGCACGTGCTACTGGTGGCGGCCGCCGTAGTGGTAAAAAACCAAAACTAGATCCAGTTGGTAAGGAAGATAGTGATCCAGATAATGATGGTAAGCATAATGATCCAAATGACAAGTACATTATGAAGCGTCGTGCTGCTATTGGTAAAGCAATCGCAACAAGAACAGAAGAGTTCCTTGCTGATGGAACTGAAAGCACCGAAGGGCAAAACAAAGGAAAGATTACTGGTAAAGGTGTAGATAATTATGCCTCTGGTGTGGTGAAGATTTCCCCAACTGATGGCACTCAATCTGATATGAAGGGACCAAAATCTGTCTATGCTCATACTGAGTTAGAAGGTGAAGTTCTTACTGAAAGAGCAAAGAGTAGAGCACAGCAGCGTTTTATGGGAATGGTTTATGCTGCTAAGAAGGGTGAGAAACCCATGTCACCGGAAGTTGCATCTGCTGCTAAGGGTATGACTAAGAAAGAAGCAAAGAAGTTTGCCAAAACAAAGCATAAAGGTCTTCCAGAAAAGGTAAAGGAAGAAAAGGAATGTGATTATGATGAGAAGAAGGATACTCGTGGTGACTATGCAAAAGTCAATTTAATTAAAAATAAGTTAAGATCAATGGGTGCTAAGAATCCTATTGTAATGGTTGCTTCCGAAGAAACTGTTGAAGAAGGAATGGGTTTAAGTGTTGGTGCATCAAAAGTATTAGGTAAAGTTTTTTCAAATAAAAGAACTTCCGAAGCAGAGGCAACCAAATCCGCTCAAAAAAATATTACTGATCCAGTAGGATTTGCAATTAAAGGCGCTATTGGA